GCAAGATCTGGCTCGCCAAGCTCGGTGTTGCGCAGAACGTCGAATTCATCGGCGACGACTTCGGCACGCTCTCGCTCTCGGTCACGATCCAGAAAGACGAGACCATCGTCACCGCCGGCAAGAGCCAGTATTTCGAAATGCAGCAAGTGACCTGATCCCCGGCGGACACTCCCGATGCGCGCCACCCTGCAAGTCACCCTGCCGGCGGATTCCGACCCGCCGGCAGGGCTTGTCGTCACCGTCCGCGAACTCACCGTCGCCGAGGTCCGCGGCCTGCTCATCACCGAAGAGCAAGCCGGCGATCCGCTGCAAGCCATGATGTTCGACGGCTTCGGCCTCGGCGATCTGCTCCTGATGTCCGACGCCTCAGCCGCCGAGCTCGAACAATTCGCGCCCAGCGAACTGCAGCCCCTCGTCGACGCCTGCCAAAAGCTGAACCCGCATTTTTTTCGCGTGCGGGCGGCTCTGGCGAGAGTCGCCCGGCAACTGGTCAGCGAATTCGAGCAGACGATATCGACCGCTCATGCTGCCTCTTGATCATGCAACACGGGCACAGCAACCCCTGGGCCTACCCCTGGCGGACCTATGAGATAGCGCTGGAGCTCGCCAACAAAAGGGCGAACTGATGGCCACCCCACTGCAAGCCCAACTCGTCATCAGCGGCAACCCCACCGGCGCCGTTGCCGCTATTGCCAGGCTCAAGACCGAACTCAACGCCCTGCAGTCGCTGGCCGGCAAAGCCTTCTCCTTTGGCGGAGCCCTGGCCGGCGGGGCCGCCGTTGGCGGACTCCTCGCCATAACCAAAGGCGTCATTGACGCCGGCGACTCCCTCGCCAAGCTCTCGCAAAAGACCGGCATCGCCGTCGAAGACCTCGCCAAGCTGCAGTATGCCGCCGGCTTGTCCGGCGTCGAGTCCGAAGCCCTCGGCAAGTCGCTGAACAAGCTCGCCGTGCAAGTCACCTCAGCCGCCGCCGGCGCCCCGGAAACCGCCTCCACCTTCGCCGCCCTCAGTATCGACCTCCGCAACACCGACAAGACCCTCAAAGGCACCGCCGACGTCCTCGGCGAACTCGCCGACAAATTCGCCGCGATGCCGGACGGCCCAGAAAAAGCCGCGCTGGCCATCAAACTCTTCGGCAAGGCCGGCGCCGACATGATACCGCTGCTCAACGGCGGCTCGGCCGCCATCAAGGCCATGGGCGACGAAGTCGAAGCGCTCGGCGGCCTCATGAGCACCCAGCTTGCCAAAAGCTCCGAACAGTTCAACGACAACCTGGACCGCCTCAAGACATCCGCGTCGGCGGTCGGCATCAGCATTGCCAATGCCCTCCTGCCCGCCCTCAACGACCTGCTGCAGAAATTCATCGACCTCAAGACCAGCAAACTCGACTGGAAAACCATCCTCTTCGACTCCACCTTCTCGGACCTGACAAAATCCGCCGATGAGAAGCTCGGCGCCGTCACCCGCCGCATCACCGAACTGCAGAAGGAATTCGAAACCGCCTCCACGCGCCGCAAGCTCGCCATCTATGACGAGATCGCCGCGCAACAGCGCCTGCAGGACTACTACCGCAAGCAATCCGAACGCGACGCCAACGGCGGAGCCACCGACGCCGAAACCTCCGCCAAACGCATCCGCCTGCAAGCCCAACTGCAAACCAAGCTCGGCGAGCTCGAGAAGCTCCGCGCCATCGCCGCCGGCAAAGCCTCCGCCGACATCCTACTTGACGACGACAAGCGCACCGCCGCCCAGATCGCCAACGCCGAGAAGCTCCGCGACGCCCTGCGCACCGCCTGGCAGACCAGCCTGGCCGACGCCAAGAAGGCCAGCGACGAATCCAAAGAGCTATTCAAGCAAGCCACCGACACCCGCACCGCCGGCGCCGACAAAGCCGCCGAGATTCGCCGCGCGCAGCTCCCCCAGGCCGACCAGGACGGCGCCAACTTCCGCGACTTCCAGAACCTCGCCGACAGCGCCGAACAGTCCGCCCTGCAAGCCAAGTTCGCCGCGCAATACGGCCGCGCCGAAGCCGCCGCCAAACTCGCCGACCAAGCCAGCAAAGACGCCGAGCGCGCCCAAAAATTCGTCGACAAGCTATCGGACCCCGAACAGCAAGCCCGCGCCACCGAACGCATTGCCGACGCCAAGGCCACCGCCGACGAAGCGCGCGCCAAGAACAAAGCCACCGAAGCCGCCGCGCTCGAACAGACCGCCCAAGCGCAAGCCGCCAAAATCACCGAACTGGACGCCCAGATTACCAGCTTGCAGACAAAGGCCGCCGACATCAAGGTCAAGCTCCAGATCGATGACGCCCTCGGCGCCATCGCCTCGCTGCAAACCCAACTCAACGCCCTGCAAGATAAAACCGTGACCGTCACGGTAAACCAGCAAACCACCGGCAGCGGCGCCGCCGCCGCTTTCGATTACGCCTCCTACGCCGCCGCCGCCGACTTCCAAAAAGAAGGCTTCGCCCGAGGCGGCTACACCGGCCCCGGCGGAAAATGGCAGCCCGCCGGCATCGTCCACGCCGGCGAGTACGTCATGCCGCAAGAGATCGTCCGCCAGCGTGGCGCCCTGGCGCTCCTCGAGCGCATCCGCCGCCAGGGCCTCGCCGGCATCCTCCCCGGCTACGCCAATGGCGGCCTCGTCGGCAACCTCGTCGTCTCCCCCGTCCGCGCCCAGCAAGCCCCCAGCCGCGCCGCCGCCGTCTTTAACTTCCCGCAGCTCGGCAGCTACCCGGTGACCATGGATACCGACATCCTCGACCGTCTCGAAACCTCCTTCGCCCGCGTCGCACTCCAGAAAGGCGGCCGCCGTTGAACACCCTGAAACTCGGCTCCCTCGTCATCCCCCTGCGTGCCGGCCTCGACATCGAGCAGACCTACACCCTGATCGGCGGCGAAACCACCCTGCGCACCCTCGACGGCACCGGCATCAAACAAGAGACCTGGCGCAAGCTCCGCACCACCATCACCGGCAGCGGCTGGCTACCCGCCGGAATCTCCGCTCTCGACACCACCGCCTCCATGGCCGTCGCCTGCATCACCCCGCAAGGCATCGTCGCCGACGCCAGCCGGCAAGCCACCTTGCCCGCAGCCCGCCGCAGTGACGCCGGCCACGCCCCGTGGGCATGGGCCCTCCTGCCGCACGGCGAGCTCGCCAATACCCCCATGACCCTCGTCGGCAACCTCGCCACCGCCGACGCCTACGCCGGCGCCGAGGGCTACCTCATCCAATACTACCCGCAGCCCACCTGCTGGGTGCAGCGCCCCGTCGAATCCGGCAACCGCGCCGACGCCACCTATCGCTGGGAAATCACGGCAGAGGAAGTTTAGCCATGCCCGAGACCTACCCCGGCACCACCGGCACCGGCGGCCGCGCCGGAGTCTGGTCCGCCCGCGTCACCCTCAACGCCGTCGACGTCACCGCACGGGTCATCGGCGAGATACGGATCGACGCCGAAGAAGACTCTGCCCGAATCGCCGAGCTAACCCTGCGCCCCGCGCCGGCCACCGCCTTCGCCGTCGCCGACTGGGTCGGCAAGTCCATCGCCATCGACATCGTGAACATGGCCTCCGGATCCCCGGCGGACACCGCCAGACTCTTCACCGGCGTCGTCGACACCCCAACTCTCGACCTGCGCACGCGCCTGGTCGGCCTGCGCTGCACCGACGATCTGCAGCAACTCGCCGAAAGCATGGACGCCGCCGCCATCGCCGCCGCCATCCCGGACGGCTACTCCTCGCCCGCCATCTTCGACCCCGCCGCACGTGGCTGGTCCGCCCTGCAGGACCGCCTGTCCACCGTCGCCGCCTCCTGCGACCTCACCCCGACCCGCACCCTGCGCGTCACCGCCTGGGAACCCAAGTTTGCCCCCGACCTCGCCTTCACCGCCGCGCACCTCCTCGATGGCAGCCTCTCCGTATCGATCGCCGGCGCCCACGACCTGACCAACAGCATCGCCATCGACTTCGGCTACCGCTTCCCCCGCGTCAAAGCCGAGACCTACGCCGTGGGCTACGACTACGTCAACGCCGGCACAATTTCCGACTTTTCCGCCGCGCTCTCCTGGTTCCTGCAGCGCTCCGCAGTCGAGTCCGCCATCAAGAGCGCCGGCGCCAAGATCGTCGCCATCTCGTACACTCCACTGCCCAGCTCCGGAATCGGCTCATGGATTCCAAGCCCCTACGACGCCGAGCTCTGCATGGGCTTCACCGCCACCGTGACCTTTGACTACGGCCAGACCATCGAAGAGCGCCACGCCATCACCGTGTCC